GCGTTTTGCATGTGCATCCATTTTTCTGGATGCCACAGGACAGCGTTGCAGAAGCATCGCGCCGCGACAAAGCACCTTACGATGTGTGGGTTAAAGATGGCTTGCTACGGACAACGCCCGGCAAGGTGATTGATTATGATTTTGTCGCCCGTGACATTGGGCAGATTTGCGCTGGCCTGTCGGTTGCCAACATTGGCTTTGACAGATGGCGCATGGACCGGATGAAGGGTGCGTTGGAACGGCAATCTGTGGAACTTCCTTTGCAGGAATTTGGACAGGGCTATGTTTCAATGTCGCCCGCGCTTGATGCTTTGGAAGCGGACTTGCTCACGGAGCGGGTTCGGCATGGGGGTCATCCGGTCCTCGCTATGTGTGCCGCTAACGCGGTGAGTGTGCCTGATCCGGCAGGGAATAGGAAATTAGACAAGTCAAAAGCAACTGGCCGCATTGACGGTATGGTTGCACTTGCGATGGCTGAAGGGGTTGAAGCAATGACAACAGAGGCTTTGCCCTATTCACCGTGGGACGATCCCACCTTTAGCTTGGCGACTGCGTGATGTGGCCGTTTAAGCAACCTGAACAGCGCATGATAACGGAAATCCCCGGAATCGAGCGTCCCGGCGCGAACATGCTGCAAGTCTACGGGCTGGGCGATGTTTTGCTGCCTAATGTCACTATCGACACCGCGCTGACTGTCCCGGCGGTGTGGGCTGCGGTCACGTTCTTGCCTCGCACCTTGGCTGCATTGCCGCTGCATAGCTATAAGAACACGCCCGAAGGCGCGCAAAAGATAAAGGGTGGCCTCCAGACTTTGGTGCATGAAGCGCCAAATTCCGAATGGACCAGCTTCAAATTGCGCCAGCATTTCTGGCAGCAAGTGTTTACAGGCGGGCGCGGCCTGCTTTGGATTGAACGTAGCGGCACAAATATCCTTGGATTGTGGCCTGTCGAGCCTTCGCGGGTGCGTATCAAGCGCGAACCAACGGGCAAGACGACCTATGAAATTGGCGGCAAGGTCTATCCAAGTTCGGATGTAATCGACATTCCGTTCATGCTGAAGTCCAATGGCGTTGACCATTACGGTCCGATTCAGAAGGGCTATAAGGCGATCCAGCTTGCGCTTGCCATGAACGACTATGGCAGCAAGTTCTTTGCAGGCGGCGGGGTTCCACCCTTGGCGCTGGAAGGTCCGCTCCCACAGGGGCCAGAGGCGTTCAAGCGGGCAATGGCTGACATTAACCGGGCTATTGACAACGCAAAGTCTGAAGACAAGCCCATTTTCCCGATGCCACCAGGACATAAGCTAACGCCTGTCGGCTTCGACCCTGAAAAGGGGCAGATGACAGATGCGCGGCGGTTCCAGATTGAAGAAATCGCCCGCATTTACAACTTGCCGCCTGTGTTCCTGCAAGACCTGTCGCACGGCACGTTCTCCAACGTTGAGCAACAGGATTTGCACCTTGTGAAGCATCTGATTTCGCAATGGGCAGAGGCATTAGAGCAAGAGATGAACTTAAAGATGTTTGGGCAGCGCAACGGTGGTCGGTTCGTGCAGCACAATTTGGACGGCTTGATGCGGGGTGATTTTGCAACCCGTATGTCTGGCTTGAGCCAAGCAATACAAACAGCAATCCTGACGCCAAATGAGGCGCGGGCGCTTGAGAACAGGCCAGCAATGGAAGGCGGGGATGACTTGATGATTCAGGGTGCAACTGTCCCGCTTGGGCAACAGCCGACTAACGAGGTAACTGACGATGGAAATTGAAAAGCGTTCCGTAATGGCCGCGCCAGAACTTAGGGCGGAGGGCGAAGCGCGCACCATCGCGGGTTATGCTGCGGTGTTTAATTCCGAAGCGGATATTGGCGGTATGTTCCGCGAAGTGATTTTGCCGGGCGCATTTAGCGACAGCCTGCAAAGCGCAGATGTTCGGGCGCTTGTTGATCACGACAGCGGGCGCGTCATTGGCCGTTCAAAGGCTGGCACGTTAAGGCTCACCGAAGATGAGCGCGGCTTGGCGGTTGAGATTGATTTGCCTGACACAACAGACGGGCGCGACCTTGGCGAACTGGTTAGCCGTGGTGATATTGACGGAATGTCGTTTGGCTTCCGCGTCACGCACGACGAATGGGACGAAACTGTTGTCCCCAACATCCGCACCATCCACGCAATTGAACTGCATGAAGTGAGCGCGGTCACATGGCCCGCTTATGCTGACACATCGCTTGCAATGAGATCACGAGAAAAGACCAAAGACGAACGCAGCGAAATTGACCGCGAGGCGCAGAAAGCCCGCGATTTATACGCACTTCGTAAGGCGCAACAGGAACAGAAGTTCCGCCGCCTTTAAGAGATTCCCGGTGACCGCCGGAGGCCCGCAGGAGTTTATTTCTTGCATCAGACAGCCTGCCATCCCGGTGGGCTTTTTTTATGGGAAACAGAAATGTCCATTGAACTACATGAAAAGCGACGGTCGCTTGGTTACTCAAGACCCGCGAAGCACTCGACGAAATCAAAACCAACACCGACGAAGCACGTTCAGCCGAACTTGAAGCCCGCCATGACGCGATTATGGCAGAGTTCGACCAGACCGAAAAGCTGATTGAGCGCGAAGCGAAGGTTGCAGCTGCGGAAGAACGCGCTGCAAAGGTTCGTGAAGCTGCCCGTCCAGACCAGAGCGGCGAAGGTCGCGGTCAAGACGAAGTTTTGAAGCCTGAATATCGTGAAGCATTTGCTGAACTGGCCCGCGCTGGTTTCAACCAGCAGGAAATAAGCGCCGAAGCCCGTGCTGTTATCAAGGCTGGTGTCACGGAGTTCCGCGCACAGACTGTTGGCACGAACGGCGCAGGCGGTTTCACCGTCCCTACCGATCTGGCCGCTACCATCGACAAAACGATGAAAATGTGGGGTCCAATGTATGATGAGGACATCTGCACGGTTTTGACCACGACTTCAGGCAACCCGCTTGACTTCCCACGCACCGACGACACGGGCCGTGCAACTGCACAGCACACTGAAGCAGGTGCGTTGACGGACGACGGCGGCGAAGATGCTGTATTCAGTAAAATGACCCTTGGCGCGTTCGCCTACAACACTGAATGGCTGCAAGTGTCGATGGAACTGTTGCAAGACAGCGCCGTCAACATTGAAACCTTCATCGGTGAATTGCTTGGCGAGCGTCTGGCCCGCCGCGTTAACACCGAACTGACTGTTGGTGATGGCACTGGCGACCCATTGGGCGTTGTTGCTGCATCGACCTTGGGTAAGACCGCCGCTGGCGCTGCCGCGCTTACCGGCGATGAACTTATTGACCTGTTGCACTCGGTTGACCCTGCTTACCGCAGTTCGCCAAAAGCCCGCTTCATGTTCAATGACAGCACTCTTGCTGTTATCCGCAAACTGAAGGACGGCGACGGCAACTATCTGTGGCAGATGGGCGACGTTCGCGTAGGCGCACCCGGCACATTGCTGGGCCAGAACTACAGCGTCAACCGAAGCGATGGCTAACGTTGCAACTGGACAACAAGTCGGTCATCTTCGGTGACTTCGGCAAGTATTATGTTCGCAAGGTTGGCGCACCTGTTATCGGTGTTCGCCGCGAATATTACTGGCCGAATATCGGTTTGGCTGGGATCATCCGTCTTGATGGCGACCTGATCCAGACCGGAGCGATCAAGCACATAATTCAAGCATAGGCTTGATTTTTATAAGTAAAAATGTAGTCTGGATTGTATGGAAACTACGATCCAGACTACATCTAAGAACTGCACAAAATGCGGTGTTGAACTAATACCTTTAGACAACTGGTCCGATGGTATGCGAAAAAATCGGTCGTATATTTGCAGAACTTGTAATGCAGCTAGGGGTAGGGCGTTTTACGCCAGCAACCCGCAGCACGTTATTGATACGTCTAGAAAAAGGCGCGAAGCCAATCGGGAGCAACAGCGCACCTATTGGCAAAAGCATCGGACTGAAAACCGCGAAGCGTATAACGAATACAGCCGTTCATACATTACGAAAACCGATGCGGATGTTGAAGGTAGGGCGAGACGAATACTCTACCGGACTAAAGCACAGTCAAAGCACAGAAACATTGATTTTGACATTTCGCATGAATGGCTTGTTGAGAAACTACGCGGCGGGAAATGTGAAGTAACAGGAATTGACTTCGAATTTACGCGGTTGCCGCGTGGTGAACGTAAATCAAGAACCCCACCATTTGCTCCATCCATTGACAGGATAGAGCAGGGCGGTGGTTACATTGAAGCGAACTGCCGGGTCGTTGTCTTTATTTACAATGTAGCCAGATCAGACTTTCAAGACGACGAATTGTTAAAACTAGCGA